AAAAATTGATTGTTCCACCTGCGCTTCAATTCGTTGCAACTCGTTTGCTCGAAACAGAGCAACGTGTAGGTACAACCGATAACGACATCAACGCGTTAAAAAACAATGGTTCTATCCCAGAAGGTTACACTGTTAATAACTTCTTAACAGACACCAATGCGTGGTTCTTAACTACTGATGTACCAAACGGCTTGAAACATTTCGTGCGTCAATCATTGGTAACTTCATCAGATTCCGATTTTGATACTGGGAATATGAGATACAAGGCAAGGGAACGCTACAGCTTCGGCTGGTCTGATAGTCTTGGAATGTACGGTTCAGCTGGCGCATAAGCTTGTAAATCAAGCAGTTAGTTGATTTAGGGAACCCGCTTTACGCGGGTTTCTTTTTGTAGTATGATTCCCCGTGTCAAATACACATACGGAGAAAAATTATGAATTACCCTACTACAAGAGAAGAAGCTAAACGCACTGGTGTTAAATATTACTTTACAGGTAAGCCTTGTACTCGTGGACACGTAGCGCTACGTAAAACAAAAGGTACGTGTACTGAATGTATGAAAGAGGATTGGGCTACGGATAATGAACGCCGTAAATTACTACCTAAATCAGAAGCATCAAAAGTTGCAGGGAAACGATATTATGAGAAAAATAAAGAAGCTGTAAAGGCTAAGGCTTTAGCACGCCCATTAGAGAGTCAAAGAAGGTATAAAGAAAAGTATAGAAAAGAAAATCCTGAAATGTGCAAAATTATATGCAATGCTCGCAGACGTAGACACAGAGAGGCTACCCCTACATGGTTAACAAAAGAGCAAAAAGACAACATAAAACAGCTTTATATTGAGGCTCAAAAACTAACAAAACTTACTGGTGTGCGATATGAAGTAGACCATATTATACCTTTAACAAATGACAGCGTATGCGGGCTTCATGTGCCTTGGAACCTGCAAGTAATCCCAAAATTAGAGAACCTCAAAAAGGCTAATAAAATAGTTGCATAATCAACCAATTGGTGTACTATCAGCCTATATCTAGGAACTTAATTATTTGCGCAGATTGACCTAGCAAGCTTTACACAAGACTGCGTATCTTACGTGTATTTGGAGATTAAAATGGGTTTAGCATCACACTTAGGTCCTTGGAGACTTGGAACCGTACTTAACACTACTGGCACAACTGCTGGTACTATCCGTAACATGGGTGCAACTATTGTTGCTCAAACAGCGGCTATCGCTTACGGCACTACTTCAGGAACAGCTTTTGTAATCCCTGCAGGTGCAACAATCACCGGTATTGCTTTATATTCATCAACAGCGTTTACGGGTACTTCCCCTACACTTACTGTGTCTGTTGCGGGTACTGCTGTTACTACCGCAAACGCACTGACTTCTGGTACTGCATTTAATGGCTCTTTAGCTCTAGCTCAAACTGCTGGTGCAGCATCTCTCCTATCTAACGTAGGAACTACGGACGTGTCAGTAACCTATGCAATTGGCGGCTCATCTTTATCAGCTGGTGTAGGTACCATCGTTGTATCGTACATGGTAAATCTATCTGACGGTACTTATAACCCAACATCGCAAACTGCGTAATTAGTCTGTGGGGGAGATAAACTCCCCCCTTTTAAATAGGAGATTAGTTATGAGTATGCAGTATGACGTCAAGAGTGCGCACGCAAGTGTCGCTGGTAGTTTATACGGTAGTCGAGTTCGTCTTAAAGGTTTTGTAATAGTCCCAACTGTTAGTACAGCGGCTACAGTTACCTTTAAAGATGGTAGTGCTACCGGAGATACTTTATGTGAAATAGACCTACCTTCTAACACAAACCCAATCCCGTTTTATGTAGCTATTCCTCAAGAAGGTATTCTATTTCAGAATGGAATTTATATGGCTCTTAGCGCGGCTTTAACCGGCGTGACTATCTTTTACGGGTAAGCCATGATGGACGACCAAATTAAACTTGCTGTTCATGAAAATGAGATTAAACACTTGCAAACTGATATGGATAAGTTGGTTAAAGATATGGAAGAGCTGAAAGCTTCCGTTGCTGAAATAGGTAAAACCCTTTCAGAAGCTAAGGGCGGATGGCAAGTTTTAATGGTTATGGGTGGACTAGGTGCAGCGATTGGTAGTGTAATGGGCTGGGCGTTTGAACATTTCTCAGGTAAATAATATGGCAAAGAAAGCTCCTGTATTAGCAGTAGGTAGAGGTGAGAAGCTTCCCGTCTCTAAAGGCGCAGGTCTTACAGCCAAAGGTCGTGCAAAGTATAATGCGGCTACTGGCTCTAACTTAAAAGCACCAGCACCTAACCCTAAATCCAAGAAAGATGCTTCTCGTAAGAAATCATTTTGTGCGCGTATGAGTGGTATGCCTGGTCCTATGAAAGATGAGAACGGTAAACCTACACGCAAAGCAGCGTCTTTGAAACGGTGGAAATGTGCCTAGTACATCAGTTAAACAGAAAAAATTTATGGCAGCTGCCGCTCATAACCCAAGCTTTGCAAAGAAAGCGGGTATACCAGTTAGCGTAGCTAAAGAGTTTAATCAAGCCGATAAAGGCAAAAAATTTAAAGAAGGCGGCAACGTGGCTAATCTAAAAAAGATGTTTAAAGGTAAAGAGACCTATAGCGAAGAGCTTAAAGAAGGCAAAGCTATTAAGTCTGGTAAACTCACTCCTCAACAATATGCTAAAGGTGAGAAGATGGAAGACTCTAAAAAGATGAAAGATGGTGGTAAGTGCATGGCTAAAGGCGGTGTTACTCGTGGTGATGGCTGCGTAACCAAAGGCCATACAAAAGGTAAACAAATGGCTATGGGCGGCAAATGCTATGCTAAAGGCGGTGTTACTCGTGCAGACGGTGTCGCATCTAAAGGTCACACTAAAGGTAAAATGGTTTAGGGGACTGTCATGGCAAAATCACCAATAGAGTTTAAAAAAGACACATCACCTAATTGGTATGATTCAACATTAGCTAGAATTAAAGCTGATAAAGCTAAAGAATCTATGGGTGCAGCTGTAAGAGAAAAACTTAAAAACTCTACAGTTGTTAATAAGCCAGTAGACTCTGTGCCCCTAAGAGGTGCAAGCCCATCTTTAAAAGACTTTATTTCTAAACCTTCTAGTTCGTCATATAAGTCATCGTTAGATGAGGATATTGATAAGGCGATTAGTTCTAAAGGTAACGGGGTATCATCAGGACCTAGAAGTGACTTTGGGTCTCGTGTAAGTTTACCTTCTAAAAAAGAAACACCTATTGCAGCAGTGGTTAAAAAAACTACTGTAGTAAAACCTAAAGAATCTGATACTAGCAAACCTAAAAGTAAATATAGAAATGGGTATAGTGAATCTGATATCCAAGCTATGATTGATAAAGCTGATAACGGTAAAACAGCTGCATTTAACGAAGCTACTAATGCGTATTTAGCAAAGCAAAATCCTGATGCTATTACAGCTGAAGATATGAATACGCAAAGTAAACCTGATACCCCTAGTGTTCCAATGGCTGAGGATACTGTAGGAGGCAATGCGATGAAAAAAGGCGGTATGACTAAGCGTCCACCTAAACCTGCTAAGAAAGTACCGCTTAGAAAATTTGCATCGGGCGGTAGTACATCACGTACATCGGCTTCTAAACGTGGTGATGGTTGTGCAACTAAAGGTCATACAAAAGGTAATATGCGATGAGACCTTGCAGAGGTATGGGTGCTGTAAACCCTAAGAAGCTCCCTGGACGAAAAGGTAAAAAGAAATGAATCATTATGCCTATATACATTGTAAACCAGATAATACGCCATTTTATGTTGGTAAAGGTACGCGTTTAAGATATAAGTTAAATCAAAAACGTAATGAGTATCATGGTCGTATAGTGGCTAAATATGGTGCGCAAAATATAGGCATAGGTATTATTGAATGTTCTACTAGCAAAATTGCTTTATCGTTAGAAGTGGGTTTAATTAAATGTCTAAAAAGAATGGGCGTACCATTAGCTAATTTGACGGAAGGTGGTGAAGGTACAGTAGGCAGACCTATTACAGATTATGCTAAACAATGTATTTCTCAAGCAAATAGAGTGCGGGTAGTTTCTGATGAATCTCGTAAAAAAATAGGAGATAGACTTCGAAATACTACTAGGCCCGAACACTCTGATATAATGAAATCTAAACAGCTGTGGGTAGGAGATAAAAATCCTTTTTATGGGTGCGGAGAACGGCAGGTTGGAGATAAAAATCATATGGCTAAAGCTGTTATTGGGACTCACCCAACTAAAGGTATTATGGAATGGGTTACTATAAAAGCTGCAGCGGGATATCTAGGTGTATCAGATTCAGCAATATGCCAAGCACTTAAAAAATGCGGTAAATCAAAAGGATGGGCAATGGAGTATAAAGTATGACAACTTCAGGAACAGCAAGTTTTAACCTTGACTTAGCCGAAATAGTAGAAGAAGCTTTTGAAAGATGTGGTCAGGAATTAAGGTCTGGTTATGATATGCGTACAGCTAGACGCTCGCTCAATCTTCTAACCATAGAATTTGCTAATCGTGGTATCAATTTATGGACGATTGAGGAAGGCACAATCGCACTTGTACAAGGTCAAATTGAGTATCCGTTACCCGATGACACTATTGATTTACTCGACCATGTAGTGCGTACGGGTACAGGGCAAAACCAAGTTGATATTAATATTAACCGTATTTCGGGTTCAACTTATTCTACGATTCCTAATAAGAACGCGCAGGGCAGACCAATCCAAGTATGGATAAACCGTCAAACTGGTGCAACTTACCCTGACGCAGCAGTAACCACTAGCAGAAAACCTCAGATTAATGTGTGGCCAACACCAGACCAAGACTCATACTACACCCTTGTTTATTGGCGCTTACGTAGATTAGAGAATGCTGGAGATGCTGTTAATACTCAAGACATTCCGTTCCGTTTACTTAATGCGATGGTAGCAGGACTTGCTAGTTATTTGAGTATGAAACTTCAAGGTGTAGACCCTACGCGCATTCAAATGCTTAAAGCAGACTATGAACAGCAACTTGACCTAGCTATGTCAGAAGACAGAGAGAAAGCAAGTAATCGGTTTGTTCCACGGATTATGCACGTTTAATTATGTCAGTTAAATACTCGTCAGGTAAGTGGGCACATGGGTTCTGTGATAGATGCGGACAGCGTTATCAGTTAAAAGAACTTAAGAAACTGACGATTAAAACTAAAGTAACAAATATACTTGTTTGCCCGTCTTGTTTCGATTACGACCACCCACAGTTATTACTTGGCTTATACCCAGTTTATGACCCACAGGCGTTGCGTAATCCGCGCCCTGATACAAGCTATTACCAAGCTGGCTTAAATGGGTTACAATTGACCTTAACGGATAACGGTGTACCTACAGACGGAAGTCGTATTTTCCAATGGGGTTGGGCACCAGTTGGTGGCTCTTCACAGTTCGATGCAGCCCTTACACCTAATTACCTTGTTGCCAAAACTTCTGTTGGCACTGTTTCAATCACAACTTAGAGAACGACTATGTCAGGCAAAATTAAAACAGAACCCACCCCTAAAGTAGCAGGCTACCCACAAACAGGCATTAAAACGTCTGGTGTTAAAACTCGTGGTAATGGCGCTGCAACGAAAGGTAAAATCGCACGCGGACCCCTTGCGTAGGGGTCTATACCGATGACATACTTAGAACTTTGTACTGCAATTTCCGATTACGTTGAGAACACATTCACTACGACTCAGCTTAATTTGTTCATCGAACAATCTGAACAGCGTATTTACAACAGTATACAGCTGCCAGACCTACGTAAAAACGTCACGGGCGTGATTACGCTACACAATAAATACCTGCAATGCCCCAATGATTTTTTGTCAGCGTACTCTATTGCAGTTATTGACCCGACATCAGGTGAATATACATACCTTTTAAATAAGGATGTTAACTTTATTCGTGAAGCGTATCCAAGCCCAACAAGTTATGGTACACCTAAATACTATGCGATATTTGGTCCGCGCTCAGACGATGTTAACGAGTTAACATTTATTTTAGGTCCTACACCTGACGTGCAGTATGATGCAGAGCTACATTACTTCTATTACCCGCCATCTATTGTAGATGCGGGAGACACATGGCTAGGTGAAAACTTTGACTCTGCTCTGCTGTATGGGTCTGTTTTAGAGGCGTATACCTTTCTTAAAGGAGATACAGAGATTATGGCAAACTACCGTCAAAGGTATGAAGAAGCTATGAACTTACTCAATACACTAGCTACGGGCAAAGACAGAGGCGATGCATACCGTAACGGTCAAGCAAGGATACCTGTTAGATGATAGTACAAGGCCAAACAACTAGCTTTAAAGAAGAGCTTTATGAAGCTATCCATGATTTCACTACGGATACGTTTAAAATTGCTTTGTACACAGCTAACGCTACTTTAAACCAAGATACAACAGTTTACACTGCTACAGGTGAGATTACGGGCACTGGATATACTGCTACAGGTAAAGCATTAGTAGCTCCAACAGTAAATGCATCTGACGGAACTGCGTACATTAGCTTTGACAATATTTCGTGGACATCAGCAAGTTTCACAGCACGCGGCGCGTTGATATATAATAGCTCTAAAGCTAATCGTTCTGTTGCTGTACTGGACTTTGGTAGCGATAAGGTTACAACCTCAACTTTTACAATAACTTTTCCAGCGAATACAGCAACATCAGCTATCATTCGCTCTTCTAATTAGGGATACATAATGCAATCAGAAAAGATAAATCCTGTTGACGTTAGTGGCGCTGAGATTGCTCGCGCTGGTGATATGCAGGAACAAACCAACATTAAAGGTCACTATGAGGTTAAATGTCTAGATAGTGAAGGTAATTTGAGATGGGTAGACGGCTTTGAAAATATTGTTGTAGATACGGGGAAAATAGACTTACTGACCAAATATTTTAAAGGTACTGCTTACACAGCCGCATTTTATTTAGGGCTTGTAGACAATGCAGGGTTCACTACTTACGCTCCTGGCGACACGATGCTTTCTCATACTGGATGGGCTGAAAGCGCAGCATATTCTAATGCTACAAGACCTTCAGTAAGTTTTGGTACAGCTACAGCTTCAGGAGGTAGTTCTAATCCAGGTGTTGCTGGTACGGGAACTATTTCTACGTCAGCTACTACATTTAATATTAATGCCACGGCAACTATTTTAGGCGCATTTTTAACTACAGATAATACTGTAAGTGGTACCACAGGTACATTGTATTCAGTAGGTACTTTTACTGGAAGTAGTCGTAGTGTTGTTTCTGGTGACTCACTACTTGTCACATACACTGCAAACGATTAGGAGATTATCATGGCTGCAAGTTTTAAAATAGGTCAAGAAGTTAAAGTAAAAATACCTGTTCCTCAAGGATTAGTCAGTGCGCTTAGTGTCAGTCAAGAAGGCGATATTCAATATTTAGTATCTTGGGTTGATGGTAATGGTGTGTCCCAAGAACGCTGGTTCTCAGAAGACGATTTAGTCGAGGTATAGTATGGCTTTAGTAATAGCTGATAGAGTTAGAGAAACATCCACTACAACGGGTACAGGCGCTGTTACATTAGCAGGTGCGGCAACAGGCTGCCAAGCATTCTCATCAGCTATTGGTAATGGTAATACAACGTACTATACAATTGCAGACCAAGGCGGCCCTAACTGGGAAGTAGGTATTGGTACTTATAACTCGTCTGGAAACACATTAGCACGGACAACTGTGTTAGCGTCTAGTAATGCAGGGAGCTTAGTCACATTTACTGCGGGGACTAAAGATGTGTTTGTTACTTACCCTGCTGAAGTAGCCTTGTACAGTGGCGGTGCTTTAGGTACACCTTCTAGCGGAACGCTTACAAACTGTACGTTCCCCAATGCGAGCACATCCGTTTTTGGTGCTGTAAAGGTAGATGGTACAACAATCACAGCTTCTTCTGGCGTAATATCTGCTGTTGGTGGTGGCGGCGGTAGTGGTACAGTGACAAGTGTTTCAGTTGTTTCAGCTAATGGCTTTACAGGCACAGTAGCAACAGCGACAACAACGCCAGCTATTACGTTAACAACTAGCATCACTGGTGTACTTAAAGGTAATGGTACAGCGATATCCGCTGCAGCATCCGGTACAGATTACAGTGCAGGAACATCAACTCTTGCTACGGGTATTGTTAAAAGCACTACCTCAACCGGTGCATTGAGTATTGCAGTTGCGGCTGACTTCCCAACGCTTAACCAAGATACAACAGGCACAGCAACCGCTGCTAACGGATTAAAATCCGCTACAACAACTGTTTCAGTTAGCGGAGCAACTGCACCGACATCAGGCCAAGTATTAACGGCTGTAGACGGCACAACTGCGACATGGCAAACACCAACGGGTGGAGGGGGAGGGTCTGGTACAGTAACTTCAGTAGCTATGACTGTGCCTAGCTTTCTTTCAATAACTGGCTCTCCTATAACTTCGAGTGGTACTTTAGATGTAACTTTATCAGGTACAGCACTTCCAGTTGCTAATGGGGGTACAGGAGCTACAACTTTAGCTGGGGCGGGTATTTTAACTGCTTCTGCAGCTACTACGTTTACTGGTACTCAAACATTTATTGGTACATCGACAACATTAGCTGCTGTTTTTGCTAATGCGGCTGAAACAACAACTGTATCTGCTACTGCCGCAACATCCGCAACTCCAGTTGTATTTTATACAGCATCTCAATCTGTTATGTACTATACAACAGCAGCTACTGGAAACTGGACATTAAACCTAACCCATTCAGCAGGAACTACTTTAAATACTGCAATGGCTGTAGGACAAACTATAACAGTTACGTTTATGGTGACAAATGGGCCGACTGCTTATTATAATAATGTAGTGCAAGTAGATGGAACAACAGTAACACCAAAATGGCAGGGAGTAGCTCCTACAACAGGTAACGTTCTCTCGGTTAATGTTTATACTTACGCTATTATTAAGACTGGTAATGCTAATTTTACCGTTTTTGCTACTGTTTCTAAATTTGTCTAAGGGTTTTTATGCCTCTAATATCTAGTTTTGGTTTAATGAAGGCGATTAATTTTGGTCTTTCAGCCATTAGAAAATTAACTATAGCAGTAGCTCATAATACAACACCATTTATATCAACTTATCCATGGTCTGCTGGATTTGGTACTAAGTATGCTAACCCATCTACGCTACCTACTGGCACTGGAACGGGAGTAGCGTTTAACCCTTCTGGTACAGATATAGCAGTATCTCATAGCACATCACCATATATATCAACTTATCCATGGTCTGCTGGATTTGGTACTAAGTATGCTGACCCATCTGTGCTACCTATTGGCGGGGGACAGGAAGTAGCTTTTAACCCTTCTGGTACAGATATAGCAGTATCTCATAGCACATCACCATATATATCAACTTATCCATGGTCTGCTGGATTTGGTACTAAGTATGCTAACCCTAGCACTTTACCTACGGCTGGTGGCCGTAGTGTAGCATTTAATTCTGCTGGTACAGCAATAGCAGTTGGGCACGATGCAACACCATATATATCAACTTATCCATGGTCTGCAGGATTTGGTACTAAGTATGCTAACCCATCTGTGCTACCTACTGGCACTGGTTTTGGTGTAGCGTTTAACTCTTCTGGTACAGATATAGCAGTATCTCATAGCACATCACCATATATATCAACTTATCCATGGTCTGCTGGATTTGGTACTAAGTATGCTAACCCATCTGAGCTACCTTTTGGCAATGGACAGAGTGTAGCGTTTAACCCTTCTGGTACAGATATAGCAGTATCTCATAGCACATCACCATATATATCAACTTATCCATGGTCTGCTGGATTTGGTACTAAGTATGCTGACCCATCTGTGCTACCTACTGGCAGTGGACAGAGTGTAGCGTTTAACTCTTCTGGTACAGATATAGCAGTAGCTCATAATACAACACCATTTATATCAACTTATCCATGGTCTGCAGGATTTGGTACTAAGTATGCTAACCCATCTGAGCTACCTTTTGGCAATGGACAGAGTGTAGCTTTTTCATCTAACTAAAACAGGGAAAAATAAAATGTACATGACAATTAACCCACAAGACACAATCAACACTTTAGCTCTTAATGTTGTTCATAGAGAACGCGAAGTTCATCAATATCAAATTAATATTGATAACTACACAACTATGCTTGCAGCTCTGCCACAAGGTGAACCACCTGCTGAAATTCTGCAATACATGAGTACAAAAACAGAAGAATTACCCTTTGATGTACCTTTGGAAACAGTACAAGCAGTTTCTGATTACCAGTACCGTGACCGTATTAGGTATTTGATTCGCACAGAAGCTATTGAACAAGGTAAAGCTAAAGCAGTTCTTAATGCTTTAAAAGTTCAAATCCCTGCTGACCAATTAGATGCTTTAGTTGCTGAGGCTTTAGTAATTGTTAACGCTCAAACCACTGCATAACTAGACTATGTTCGGCTTCTCTGCATTTGCTGATACTCCGTTTGCTTCGCTACTTTCTGCTGGGCAAATATATTCAGTTACTATTACTGAATCAGTAAACGCAGAGGATAGCTTATTGTTAGTAGGTACCACTACAACTGAAGTAGGCGACTTATTTGGTTTATCTGCTTTTGCATCTACTCCTTTTGCGGGGTCTATTACCACGAGTAGTTCAGTTGTCTATGTTACATTAACTGAGTCTGTAAGCGTAGTAGATAGCCAAACTCTATCTGGAGATACTACAACTGAAGTAGGCGACTTATTTGGTTTTACTGCCTTTGCCAGTTCACCTTTTGCCGGAACATCAAATGTAAGTGGGTCAATTACTTATGCTAATTTAATTGAAACGCTAGCCGTAGATGATAGTGTTAGTGCGTTTAACGCGTATGCTTTAAGCATACTAGAGTCAAATAGTTTAGATAGTGCTGTTAGTGAAGTTACAGGTAGCTTAGTTGCTATAACAGAGTCAGTATTAGCCGATTCATCTCAGTTAAATTCTATAATAACTTCAGCTTATGTCGTTGAATCTTTCACCCTAACAGACGAGTATAGCGCAGCGGGTAGTATATATAACGTAGTGTTATCAGGTGATGTAACGTCTTCTGATTCTTATATCTCTGCTGGGTCAATATATCATGTAGCTACTCTAGATTCATTAAGCACGGTAGATGTTTATAGCGTTTCTTCAGCCTACCTTAGCGCGTATCAAGAGTCAATAACAGCAACTGACAGTATTAGTAGTGAGGCTGTTAAAAATGTAAGTATTACTGAGCCAGTTATTTTAGAAGATATTTACAATAATACTGCTTATTTATATGCTTATATAGATACGCCTTTAACTATTAGCGATGAGTACAGTGCGGCAGGGAGTATTTACAATGTATCGCTATTAGCAGTTAGTAATGCTCAAGATAACTACAACTCGGCTGGAAGTATATTTAACGCGTATATTACAGAAACCGTTATTGCAACAGACGGTGGGTTTATAGGTCGTCCGCTTTGGGAACCAATAGACGATACGCAAACAGCAAATTGGGGTAATATACCCACATCTCAGACTGCAAATTGGACTAATTTATCTACCGGACAGACTGCAAATTGGGGTAATATATCTACAACACAGACCGCTAACTGGGGCTCCGTAGACACAACACAAACTCCTAATTGGGGTCCAATTAACACATCAGGTTAAAAACATGACAACAGCTTATACCACGCTTTTAGGTTTAGCCCTTCCAGTTCAAGGTGAGCTTACTGGGACATGGGGAACTACCGTAAATAATAGTATCACCCAATCACTTGACGATGCAGTTGCAGGGACGGCGACAGCGAGTGTAACTTCTGGCGACTGGACTTTAACTGATACAGGCTCTGGTGCACCTAACCAAGCACGCTGTGCTATCCTTATCGCTACAGGTTCACCTGGTGTATCGCGTAATATTATTGCCCCGGCTAGAAGTAAAGGGTATTTTGTTGTTAACCAATCCGATGCAGCGGTAGTGCTTAAAGGTGCATCTACTACGGGTATTAGTATCCCTACTACTAAAAGTGCATTAGTGGTATGGAATGGGTCTGACTTCGTAACGGCTGTATCGCCATCTTCTAGTGGTACAGTAACAACACTATCCGTTGTCAGCACAAACGGGTTTACAGGCACAGTAGCTAACCCGACATCAACCCCTGCGATTACATTAACTACTAGTATTTCTGGAGTTTTAAAAGGTAGCGCAAGTGCTTTAGTTGCTGCAACGTCAGGTACAGATTTTAGTGCTGGTACATCAGCTCTTGCTACGGGTATTTTAAAAAGCACAACATCGACAGGTGCACTCACAATCGCAGTAGCTGGCGATTTTCCTACTTTAAACCAAAATACAACAGGCACTGCGGCAGGTCTTTCTGCTACGTTAGCGGTTGCATCGGGAGGTACAAACTCAACAGCTACCCCTACGGCTGGCGGCGCAGGATATGGCACAGGAACAGCACACGCTTATACGGTTGCTGGAACATCTGGTCAAGTTTTAACCTCTAATGGTACGTCTGCACCTACATGGACTACGCTCACATCATCAGGCGGTACAGTCACTTCAGTTGCGGCTTTAACATTAGGGACTACGGGCACAGATGTTTCGTCAACAGTTGCAAACAGCACAACAACACCAGTTATTACGCTAAATATCCCAACAGCGAGTGCATCAAATAGAGGTGCATTAAGCTCAACTGATTGGTCTACATTTAATGGTAAATACTCAACTGGCGGTGCTTTAGGTACACCTTCTAGCGGTACGCTTACAAATTGTACTGGGTATACATACGCTAACTTAAGCGGAACGGTACCAACATGGAACCAAAACACAACAGGCACTGCGGCAAATTTAACTTCTGCTACAACATTACCTAGCGGTACGACTTTAGTTGCGCCTGTGCTTGGTACACCCTCAAGTGGTACGCTGTCATCTTGTACGGTTGACGGGACAAATGCAGTCGGGTATAAAAATATCCCGCAAACAGGCTCAGATAAAACGACTGCATATACCTTAGTTACTGGAGATGTTGGTAAGTATGTGGGTGTTGGAACAAGTGGGTCTATTGTCGTACCGACTTCTACTTTTGCAAATGGCGATGCAATTTCTGTTTATAACAACACAACAGGTAATATCACTATTACAACGAGCGCACCAACGGCTTATATTGCAGGAACAAATACCGTTAAAACATCTATTACATTAGCTACTCGTGGTATCGCTACGATTTTATTTGTAAGTGCTACAGTTTGCGTTGTATCGGGTAACGTGTCATGACGGGTATTATGCAAGTTATGCTTGGAGGAAGTTTTGCACCTGCTGTGCCTACTACTATTGGACAAGCCTACGGTGGCGGATTTTATGCTGGTAAAATTTCAACTGCTGGTACAGGAATAGCGGATTACTATTTAATTGTTGCACCTAAAGCAACAGGCGAGTCTTCTAGTTTATCTTGGGGGACGAATGGCGTATCAACAGGTATTACGTCAGTTATCGATGGACCAACAAATTCAGCATCATTAGCGGCTCTTGGTGCAGCGTATCAAGCAGCTGTATTCTGTGAAGGTTTAACAATAGGTGGCTATAGTGACTGGTATCTCCCTGCTAAGAACGAACTTGAAGTACTGTATTACTTTTTAAAACCTACGACAAATGGGAATGTTACATATAGCGGCTCAAATGCCAATGCGGTATCACCCGAACCAATAAGCAATAATTACACTGGCGGATCACCAGCTCAAACCAGTGCAGGTATTGGGTTTAGAACTGGTGAAACAAATTCGTTTGCCTCTGGTTACTACTGGTCTTCTACTGAGCACAATTCTGACTACGCAATTCAGCAAGGCTTCGTTTTTGGAGATCAGGACAATTACAGTAAGAACATTAGTGTTTATGTCAGAGCAGTACGAAGAGTACCTGTGTAAATAATGGAAATCCTTCAATTCATAACAGATGTTGGGTTTCCTATTGGTTCATCCTGCCTTGGGATGTACTTTGTATTTCTGACGTTAAAGTTCCTGCTTGATAGTGTGCTTGAGAAGATTAAAAGTCTGATAGGTATTATCAAGCAACTTGATAAACGAGTGACGGGGATGTCAAACGACATCCTCAATATCGACAATTTAGTATCGCAGGCACTCGAAATACCACCAGAAAAACCAATCAAGAAGGTAGAGTGATGGACGCTGAGGCAATTGCAAAATATATTAATGTTTATGGCTTCCCTATTGTATCGGCTGGCGGCATGGGGTACATCGTGTACTTTGTTTGGATTTGGGTGACCACAATAGTTAAGCCGATTTTGCAAGAAGCTACCGATGCCTTAATTGAGTTAATTGACCAGATTCGTGTGCTAGATAATGATATGATACGCCTAAGTCAAAAGCTCACTACCATACTACTAATGAGAGGGAAGAAATGAAAATTGGTGCTGAAGGGTTAAAGTTAATTAAAGAGTTTGAAGGGTGCAAACTAATCTCTTATAAATGCCCAGCCGGTGTTTGGACTATTGGTATTGGCTCAACGCGCTATGCAGATGGTAGCCCCGTAAAAGCAAACCAAGCTCTTCCAAATGAAGGAGCGGCATTAATGCTACTTACTAAAACAGTAGCCGCCTACGAGCACACAGTAAATACGGTAGGTGTTGAGCTTACACAGAATGAGTATGACGCTTTAGTTTCTTTATGCTATAACATCGGCAGTGGGAACTTTGTTTCTTCAACGCTTGTCAAGATGCTTAAAGCGGGTGAGCCTAAATCAGAAGTAGCCAAGCAATTCCTACGCTGGGATAAAGCAGGCGGCAAACCACTTGCAGGCTTAACGAGACGTAGAAACGCTGAAGCTGAGTTGTTTTTAAAACAGGACTAAGTAATGTCTTCTAATATTGATAGTTTCGTATATTGCTGGACGGACACATCAACTAATAAACTTTATGTCGGTTTTCATAAAGGAGCTGTTGATGATGGGTATATATGCTCGTCTAAGCATATGAAAAAAGAATACGCAATTAGAGCTCATGATTTTACTAGGCAAGTTATAGCAAATGGTACATACGATGATTGTCGGGCACTTGAAAAGAAGATTATCCTTGCAATGTTTACGCAAAATGTACCTTGTTATAACTTAAATGCTGGAGGGGTTATTAAATTTACACCTGAAATCCGAGCAAAAATAAGTGCTACCCATAAAGGTAAAATAATATCTCAAGCACATAGAGACGCACTTCGTGCATACAGTAAGGTAAAGCCCCCCGCATCTGAAGAAACTAGAGAAAAGATACGCCAATCAAAATTAGGTGTTATACGTAAGCCTTTTACTGAAGACGCTAAACGTAATATGAGTATTGCCCGTACTGGGGTAAAAAGAGCACCTGAAGTAGGTGTTGCAATTAGCTTACGGCAATTAGGTACTAAACGGAAAAACCCCTACCCAGAAGCAGCTAAAGAGAAAAATAGGATTGCAAGCACTGGTAAAAAACATTCTGAAGAAACAATAGCACGATTAAAAGAAATTAAAGCTAATGTATCCCAAGAGACTCGTGATAAATTAAGCGCAGCTAAAAAAGCGTACTGGGACAAAAAGCGGGCTGAACAAAATGACACTAAAGAAATTAGTTTGTAAAAGTGGGGTTAATCGCGAAAACACGCGCCTATATACAGAAGGTGGATGGTACGACTGCGATAAGATTCGGTTTCGTCAAGGTACACCTCAGAAAATAGGGGGTTGGAATAAGATATCCAGTAGTCTCTTTGCAGGGATATGCCGTTCACTATGGGCTTGGGAAACGCTTGGACAAGTCACGCTTATAGGTGTTGGAACTAATGAGAAATTTTATATCTCTCGTGGAGGAGACTACTACGACATTACGCCTATACGCATAGCCACTACACTAACTAGCCCTTTTACAGCAACCACTGGTTCTTCTGTTATTTCGGTAACGCATACAGGTCATGGGTGTGAAAATGGAGACTACGTAACTTATAACGGTGCAACGGGTCTTGGCGGTACGATTACAGCGTCACTACTTAACCGCGAGTATAAAATCACCTATGTGTCTGCTAATACTTATACGATTAATGTAGGGTACGCGGCGAACAGTTCAGATACTGGGAATGGCGGTACGGTACGGGCGGTCTATCAAATATCAACAGGCCCAGAGTATCAAACACCCACTAGCGGTTGGGGTGCAGGAGCGTGGGGTAGTGGCTCTTGGGGTACAGGACAAGCATCGTCCGATTCACTTCGCTTATGGTCACAGAGCAACTACGGGCAAGACTTAGTCTTCGGTCCTCGCACGGGGGCGATGTATTACTATTATGCAGACAGAGGGTTTGCAAGTACCACTGCAACAATTACGATAGCTATCCCTGCGGTTATTACAGCTACAGATCACTATACAGAAGGCGCACCGATAGTCTTTGAAACCACGGGTGCACTCCCTACAGGGCTTACAACAGGCACAACCTACTATGTGCGCAACTATGTTGCAGGGATATTTAACGTATCCGCTACGCCATCTGGGGCTTTAATTGATACTACGGGTACACAGTCAGGTACACAGTCTATTTCAGCACGCGCAGTAAACCTAACGACTATCAATGGTGCATCAGATGTCCCAACTATTCAAAACTATATTACCGTATCAGACACTTTCCGCTTTGTATTTGCTTTTGGTTGTAATGACTACGGTGTATCTACTCAAAACCCACTGCTAGTACGCTGGTCTGACCAAGAGAATGCCGCTGACTGGACTCCATCTTCCACTAACCAAGCGGGTTCACTAAGCCTTACTCGCGGCTCTCAGATTATTACAGCACTACAGTCTCGCCAAGAGATTCTAGTTTGGACTGACTCGACTCTTTATTCTATGCAGTATTTGGGATATCCGCTGGTATGGAACGCACAGCTTCTAGGCGATAACATCTCTATCATAGGGCAAAATGCAGCTGCTTTGGCTTCAGGTGTTGTGTACTGGATGGGTCGAGATAAATTCTATAAATACGATGGTCGTGTGCAAACACAAAACAGCGATTTACGTGAGTATATATTCAATGACTTCAATGCACAACAAGCAGAGCAAGTCTTTGCCAGTACCAACGAAGGGTTTAACGAAGTTTGGTGGTTCTACTGCTCTGCCGGTAGTACGGTTGTGGATAAATACGCAATCTATAATTATGCTGAAGATATATGGTATTACGGTACGATGGGTCGCACCGCTTGGCTAGACTCTGGGATTTTAGATTACCCTATTGCAGCTACCTACACTAAGAACTTAGTAAATCATGAAGACGGACTTGACGATAATGAAACTTCAACATCTACTGCTATTCATGCTTATATCACAAGCTCTGAGTTTGATATTGATGATGGGCATAATTTTGTATTTATCCGCAGAGTGTTGCCCGATTTAACTTTTAGAGGCTCTACAACAGATAACCCAGCGGCTACTCTTAGTGTAATACCTTTGGTAAATGCAGGGAGTGGGTATACTACGCCAGCCTCTGTTGGCGGCAGTGATAATGCAGTGATTACAAGAACTGCTGTTGTGCCTATTGAACAGTTCACAGGTCAGGTATTTATTCGTGTACGTGG